GTGACGGGACCGTTCTCGTACCCGACGAGGTCGCCGGATGCCGCTGCTGTGGGTGAGTCGTAGACCGTCTCGGCCATGTGGTCGTTCCTCCGTGCTCGGTGTGCCTAGCCCGTCAGCCGGATCAGGCCACCGGCTCCGGGGCGGTGATGCCGTCGACGTTGATGGTGACGGTGCCCTTCAGCGAGGGCAGACGGTTCACCAGCAGGGTGAACTCCTCGGTCCACGCTGCGGTGTAGTCGTTGGTCGAGTTCAGGGTGGAGTCCCGGACGACGCCGAGGTCCAGCGTGCCCGCCGAGCCGACGGCCCATGCGCCTGCGGCGTAGACCATGTAGGCGCAGGAGGTGGGCCACGCCGTGGCGTTGGCGAGTGCCTGCCAGTCCATCACGAACTGCGGCCGGATGTTCCGGACCGAGAACTGCGACATGATCTCGGCGTCCGAGACGGCGAGCAGCGAGACACCCTTGCGGGCGGCGAGGTCGGCGCGGATGGCCTCCTTCGCCCAGAAGGGCAGCACGGCCTCCAGCACCAGCGACTCGCTCGTCTTGTAGAGCGAGCGGTAGCGGGTCGCCAGCAGCGACACGCCGGACAGGATGTCCGAGGTGGCGGAGCCGACGCTGGGCTGGGTGCCGCCGTCGGTCGAGGCCGACACCATCGACGTGATGCGCTTGCCGGACATCTTGTGCAGGTGGCCTGCGCCGACCAGCGTGATGTACCGGGCGATCAGCTCGGGGTTGGTGCGCTCGGTCAGGTTGCCTGCGGTGATGCAGATGCCGTCGGCCTCCAGCCGGACATCGGACCACGTCGGGCACGGGACCGCGACGCACTCCTTGGTGCCGTCGGCACCGCGGATCGCCTCGGTGTAGGTGAAGGTGATGTCCGCGAGGTTCGACGGGAGCAGCAGCGGGGTCGGGACCTGCACGCCGCCCCGCTTCACGCCGAAGGTGGGGAGGTCCAGCAGGCCGTCGGTGCCCTCAACGCCGAGGTACTCGTAGATGTGCTCGGAGGGCGAGCACCACTCACCGGCAGCCACGAGGGACTGCGGGTCGGCGACCTTGGCGAGCAGCGCCTCGGTGGCCTCGGCGTCCGTCTCGGAGTCGATCCAGTCGGTGATGCCGAGGTCGAAGGTCGCCACCGGCACGTTGTCCGAGTGGTTCGACAGGGTGCGGGCCTTGGCGGTCATCGCCTTCGCCAGCTCCACGCGGTCCCCGAAGTGGGAACCGGCGGAGAAGCCGGGGATGTCGGCGGCGGCGGTGATGACGGCCAGCGGGCCACCCTCCTCGACGACCGGCTGACGCTGGGTCCGGCGGAGCGGGATGCGGCGCGGGGTCGCCGCGGCGGTGACCAGCTCCGGCTCGGCCTCGGCCTCGGCCTCGACGGCCTCGACCTCGGTGCCCTCACCCTCGACGGCCTCGACCTCGACGGCCTCGCCCTCGGCGGTGCCCTCGGCCTCGCCCTCCGCGGGCGTCTCGGCGTGGACCCGCTTCAGCAGCTCCTCGGCCTGCGCCACGATCTGCTCGGCGGCGTCGGCCCGACGGCCACGCTCGGTGCGGATCGCCTCGATGGCCTCGGCCAGCTCGGACATCGTGGTCAGGTCGGCCTCGCCCTCGGGGGACTCGGCGATCTGGTCGAACGCCTCGACGGCGGTCGTCTCCAGCGAGTCCAGCTCGTCGGGGGTGATGGTGGTCAGGTCGGCGGGAAGCTCGAAATCCATGTTGGGGTTCTCCTCAGCTCACTGAGTCGGGTTGGCGAACGGGGTGACGGCCTAGCGTCGTCTCCGGGTACTGTCGCCTAGCGAGCTGGTCCCCTGATGCGGGCCATCGTAACCACACCCTGCGACATCGCGGGTGGATCACCTCGACGAGATGGACCCGCCGACCATGTCCGCAGCCTTCCGGGCGTTCGCGAGGGAGCCGAAGGCGTAGGTCGCTCCGCCGTGCGGGGCGGTCACGAGCCACGAGCCGTCGGCGTCCGTCGGGGGGAACTCGTCGGGCGCGCTCCCGTCCTCCGGAAGCACGATGGCCGTCGGTGTGGACCGGCAGTTGCAGCCCATCAGCCCTTGACCCGCTGCACCAGCTCGGCCTTCCGGGACTCCGGGTCGCGACCGATGCGGGCGGCGAGCGCCGCGGCTCCGGCCAGCACGCCCTTCGACGGCCCGGCGGCGGGCGGGGTGGGAGTGTGGTCGTCACGGGAGAACACGAGGCCGGTGGCGATGAGGACGTCGGGGCAGCCGGAGGCGGCGAGGGACGTCTCGACGATCGGGAAGCCCGGCACGTTCACGGCGAGCGCAGCGACCAGCTCCAGATGCCCGCCCAGCTTCCGCCAGTCGCCGGACAGCGCCGACGCCGACAGGGTCCGGGCCTGCTCCTCGGTGACCCCGGGACGGAGAACGCCAGCGATCCAGACGCCGAACTCGTCCTCACCGATCGCGACGTCGGCGACGGCGGTCGTGGTGTTGTCGTAGTGGGCGGAGGCGAGGCGCGCCGGGAGCGAGCGGGGGGCGTGCGGGCCGTCCATCGTGATCGCCCCGACGTGGACCTCCTCGCCCTCGGCCGTCATCAGCGTGCCGGTGGCGAAGTAGGCGTAGTTGGCGTGGGAGACGGGCGGCTGGACGCAGGTGCCCGAGAAGCCGATGTGGCAGGTCCCCCACGTCGCGAGGTGGCCCGAGAGGCGGTTCCCCTCGACCCGGACCTTCGTGGGTCCGGAGAAGTTGGGGTTCTGGAAGGCGGAGAGCGACGGGGCTTCGGCGGCTGCTGCGGTGAGCGACCCCCATCGACTCCGCACGCGAGACATCGCTGCCTCGACCAGCTCGCCGTCAGCCCCGTCGCCTTCTCCCTCCTCGACCGGGTCGAGGGTGATCTTGGCCTCGGCGAACGCCGGGATCGCGACGAGGGTCGCGGCCCGGATGCGGGCGGCGGTCATCACCATGACGATGTCCTCGTAGGGGGTGTCGTCCTGAATCTCACCGCCGTCCTTCGTCCGGTACTCGACGGTGATGTCGTCGGGGTCGATGGAGACGCCGTTCTGCATCTCCTTCTCGACGAGGTTCATCGCGTGGGCGCCCTCATCGAACGAGTCGTCGAGGGTCCCGGTCGCGAAGATGACCCCACCGGCCTGCCGGGTGACCGTGACGATCTGCCCGACGGTGACCGCGTTCTGGTGCATCCCCGAGTCCTCGTGGACGTAGCGGAGAGGCATCGGCTCGTCGAGCCACGTCAGCCCGCCCCCTTCGATCAGTCGGCCGTCTCCGGTCGGCTGATCCTCCAAGGCGATGATTCCGGACCATGTACGCATGTGACCACCCTACGAGTTCGGGGACGAGTTGCGAAGGACCGACGGCGAGCCGACGACCATGATGCAGCGGCAGTTGGCCCACAGCCCGATCGGCGCCCGGGTGTCCCCCGGGTACTCCATCGGCCACCCGTCGATGGAGAAGTAGGACGAGTACGGGACTTCCTGCCCTTGCGCCTTGGCGTGCGTCTCCCGGACCCGGGTGTCGTTGCGGGTGTACCACGTCTTGGTGACGACCAGCCCCTCGTTCGACAGGAACCCACCGACCCCGTTGATGCCGGAGTTCGACGCGCCGAGCGCCTCGCCCTCGGAGAAGATGCCGACCGAGAGGAGCGCCTGACGGACCGCCCGGTCGAGCGCCTCGTCCATCGGCACCCCGTCGCGGACCGCCTCGGCGAAGAAGGTCGCGGTGCGGGCGTTGACCGTCGCCCGGAGCGTCCGGAGACGTTCCCGGACGGCGTCGTCGACGATGTTGGCCGGAGCGCCCAGCCGCTGGATCGCAGCGGTCGCCTCGCCGGACGAGAGGCCGACGTAGAGGAACGCGACGAAGGCGGCGATGTAGGCCGCTCGCTGGTTCATCTCGGCGATCGTGCGGACCTCCTCGTCCGACGGCTCGACCTCGACGGCGAAGGCCGAGTAGTCGACCGCGGCGGTCAGTGCCCCCGACCACCATTCGGCGACCTCGTCGGCGATGTGCTCCAGCGCGCTGAACTCGGCGGCGACCGTCGAGTCGATCAGCGCGCCGACGTCGTCGAGGAAGGCGTCAACGGACACAGCCCAGCACCCCGTGAAGATCGTCGAAGTCGGGCAGCTTCCCGTCCAGCAGGAGGTCGGCCGAGTAGGCGAGGACGGCGAGCCGGAGCGTCTCGGGATCGACGCCGTGCCGCACGGCGATGTCCGGGACCCACCCCATCGACCCGTCGAGGAGGTTCTGGAGTTCCTCGGACCGTGGGCGCAGCTTCGTGTGGATCGCGAAGGCGGGGACGCCGAGGTCGCCGGACTTCCGGGAGCGGAGCAGCTTGTTCCCGGCCCGCTCCAGAGCGCGCCGGACGACTGCCTCGCACGACGCCGTGAGCGCCGCAGCGGTGACCTGAGACTCGTCGCCGGACGCAGGCCCGGCCTGATCGGTGTCCGAGGGGCTGGCCGGTCCGGCGTCGGGGCCGGGGGTGCCGCCGGATTCGATCGCCGGGAGGGTGATGTCGGCCTTCGGGGCGAGCAGGCGGATCGCGTCGGGGACGACCTCGGGGTTGGTGCGGGCGAGCTGCTTCAGCAGCATCATCGCGACCTCGGTGTCGCTGGGGGCGTCCTCGTCGGAGAACCCCGTCTCCCGGCGGGCCGAGGAGCCGGACAGCTCCAGCCGGTCGTAGAGGGCGACGGCCGACTCGGATCGGTCGGGCCGCACGCGCAGCTCGCTCGTCTCGTACCAGCAGAACGCCTCGTCGTCGCCGAGGGGGGCGACGACTGCCTCGGTCACGCCGTCACAGATCAGCTCGGCGAGCGGCTCGACGTGGAGCTTCACCGCCGACTCCTCAATCTGCCACGCCGACCAGTGGTTCACGTCGGCCATGCCGGTCAGCACCTCGTTGGGCAGCTCCAGACCCACGGCGAGGCGGGAGATGGCCTGCGTGCGGAGGTCGAGGATGCGCTCGTCGAACGGGGTGGCGAAGGAGATGTGCTGGATGCCCGAGGCGTACTCGCCGGGGACCCGGATGATGAGGGGGACGACGGCGGCGGCAGAGTCGCGATCTTCGATCGGGACGACCATCGCCTCCATGAGCGTCGTGGTCAGGTCGTCGTCGTCGGTGTCGGCCATCTCCGACTTCGGGAAGGTGGCCTCGGACGGGACCACGAACACCCCGGCTCCGGCGAGGCGGGACATCGCGTCGGCGGCGATCCGCTCGTTCAGGAGGTCGAGTTCGCCGAGCGCGGCGAGCGCGGCCCGGACGGGAGAGTCGGGCTGGTAGACGTGCCGGGCGTGGGGGCGCCACATCGCCACGACCGTCGCCTCGTCGGCGAGGTTCCGCCACTCGGCCGTCGCGGTGGTCGACGGGTTCGGCGCCGAGTCCCTGACCTGCGTGACCCGAGTCGTGTTCTCCCCGGTGCCCTCGGTGTGGACCCGGACGTCGTCGGCCGAGTAGAGGGTCCACTCCTCCATGCTGTCGTCGGTCAGCTCGCCGATCAGGAAGCCGATGCCTGCGACGCCGAGGTTCTGGGCGGAGCGGGAGAGAATCTGGGCCTGACCGCCGGGACCGCCGCCGAACTGCTGGAGCCGGATCGACGCCGGATGCTCGGGCGGGAGACGGACGATGCTCTGCCCGTCATCGGAGTACCGGGCGGCGTAGAGGTTGACCCGGGACATGGCGTTGGAGAGGTACTGGATGCCGTAGCGCAGCTCCGGCGACTCGTCGTAGTACCTCCACGCCTCGTCCTGCCACTTCTGCTTCGGCGTCGTCGACAGCGGGTGGTCGACGAGGTTCTTGGCCGACGCGACCATCGAGTTGTAGGGCTTGCGGCGTGACACGGTCAGTCTCCCCGGCTGAGGTACTCATAGATGAGCGAGGTCGCCCCGGCGACTCCGAGCGCCCACAGGACGGCCTCCGGGATGACCTCGTAGTAGGTCCCGAGGCCGACCGCGGCGCTGATCCAGAAGCCGATGCAGAACGGGCACGACACCATCTCCGCGAGGAACTGCGGAGCGTGGGCATAGAACCACGAGCGGGGTCGGTCAAGGATGACGTCCGCGTTCACCAGTCGGGTCAGTCGGTAGCTCGCGAGCACGGCGAGCAGCAGCAACATGGTGGGGAGGCTACCCGGCACGGCGTAGGCGCCCGCGGTATCCACGTCGGCCGACCCCGAGGCGACGGTCGACGACCGACTCGACCTTCGACGGCATGGCCTGTTCGGGGAGCAGATCGGAGATGACGTGGACGAGCGCGTCGAGGCGGTCCGGGGACACCTTGTCGCCCTCGACCCACGTCACCATCTGTGACTCCAGCGCCGGGAAGTAGCCGACGTGGTGAACCCGACCCAGCTCGTACTTCGCGGCGACCGGCTCGGCGCGGACCTTCTTCGACTTGTGCGCCCGGACCTTCTGGACGGGGACGTTCGGGTCGATGGAGTGGATGACGGCCCGGACCATGTCGCCGCCCTGATTCGACTCAACGGCGATGCGCTCGGCCTTGAACTCGTGGAAGGCGTCGATCGCCCGCTTGCCCCACTGCTCGGGCCTGCCCCGGACGGAGACGTCGGCCCGGACCGCGGCCTCCGAACCCCTCATCGGGATGCGGGGAGCGGAGGCGACGATGATCCCCGCCTCGGCGGTCGCCTCACCCGGCGGGTCGACGCCGACGACCGTCCTCCAGTCGTCGCGCTGCTCGAACACCGGCCAGCGGTGCATTTCGATCGTCTCCATCGTCCACAGAGCGCCCTCGACCGTCTCCAGCCACTCGCCGTGGAGTTCCTGACGGCCGAGGTTCGACCCCTCGTAGCGGTCGAGGACGGCGGCGATGAAGGAGGGGGCGAGGTGGCCGATGTTGTCGTAGGTCGACCCCTTCGTCATCACGGTGTTCTCCTGCTCGGCGAGCCGCCGGAGCCACGGGAGCGGCTTCGGGGTCGTCGTGATGAGCAGGCGCGGGTGGGGGCCGAGACGGAGGCCGAGGAGGAGGTTGTCGAGCGACTCCTCCCCCCGCTTCCACGCCGCCGTCTCCTCCGCCCATGCGAGGTCGTGCTGCGGGCCTCGCAGGCGGTCCGGCTCGTCGGCCGAGTAGAGGGTGGCGATGGCGCCGTTCTTGAAGGTCAGCCGCCGCTTCGACGGCTCGTAGATCGGTCGCTGCCCCTCGGGGTACACCGACATGATCCCCGACTCGCCTTCGACGATGACGTCCCGGGCGTCACCGGAGGTCGGGCCGACGAGGGCGATGCGCCGGGCGCGCCGGGCCTCGACCTCGCTCTTGACCCACTCGGCCCCGGCTCGGGTCTTGCCGGTACCTCGACCGCCGAGGAAGAACCAGTGGTCGTGGTCCTCCTCCGGCTCGTGCTGGCAGGGGCGACCCCAGAACGACCAGTCGAACATCAGCGCGGCGGCTTCGTCCTCGGTCAGCCCCGACAGCAGCTCCTCCCACTGGCCCGACTCGGCGAGCCGTTGGGCTAGGGACCGGGGGTCGTCGTGGTGGATGACTCGGGCTGCCATTCCTCCGAGTCTGCCAGCACTTCGACCAGCGGGCGAGGGTGCCCCGGCGGATACTCGTCCGCAGTCGTCTCCTGTTCGACGGCGCGCCGGTCCGTCTCGGCCCGCGTCGCTGCGTCGGCGAGCATGGCGGTGAACTCGGGGATCGCCGCCGAGGCGATGGCGTAGGTCGCCTCGGTGATGTTGTCCGGGTCGTACTCCTCACCGGACCGGGGGATCGGCGTCACGCTGAGGGTGAGCAGGACGATCGCCTGCGGGTCGGAGCCGTCGTCCGACTGGACGACGACCGCGGACTCGACGGCGACGCCGATGATGCCGAGCAGCTCGTCCCTCATCAGAACGGCTCCCGCTGGTCGTTCTGGTAGCCGCCGGAGCCGTTGCTGCGCTCGGTGCGGGTGACCTGCGCCGTGGCCCAGCGGAGGTCCGGGCCGACCGAGTCGGCGACGACCTCGACCTTGGAGCGGGTGGAGCCGTCGTCCTGCTGCCACGACCGCTGGGAGAGCTTCCCGACGACGACGACGCGCTGGCCCTTGAGGAGCGACTCGGCGACGTTCTCGGCCAGCTCACGCCAGCACACGACGTCGTAGAACTCGGGGTCGGAGTCGACCCACTCGTTCCCTTCCTTGCGCCGGGTGTTGATCGCGACGCCGAAGTTGGCGACGGCGGCGCCGGACGGGATGAAGCGCAACTCGGGGTCGCGCGTCAGGTTGCCGACGAGGTGGATGGAGGTGGTCATGCTGGTCCCTTCGCGTTCAGTCGAACGCCGAGATGGTGATGTAGAGGAACGCCGCCCAGAAGGCGAGCAGGCACGCCCAGAAGGCGAGCAGGCACGCCCCGATGAGGGGCATGGTGATGCACCCCTTCGCGAGCGCGACGTTGTCGGCGGGGGGCTTGGCGGGCCGGAGCGGTCGAGGCTGTTCCATGCCCGGAGTCTAGACGATCCTAGTCCGGTCGTCTACTCCGTCGGCGTGAAGGTGATGAGGCCGATGTCGGCGAGCGCCCGGATCGTGGAGGCGATGATCGGGGGGACCACCTCGGCGATCGACAGCTCGGCCACCTTCCCGTCCGGCGACATCGTCACCTTCGCCGGGTTCTCGTTCAGCTCGGCGAGCATCTGCTGGTCGTCCATCACCGCCCGCACGAGGTCGGCGAGGGTCAGGGGGGCGGGGACGGGGATCGTGACGGAGTCGGGGTCGCTCATGGTGGTCCTTGGTCAGTCGTAGGCGGCGGAGTAGGTCGAGGGGTAGCCGTCGCCGTCGCCGTCGCGGTACACCCGGAAGTCGTCGAGGGTGAGCTGGGCGAGGACGCCCATCTCCGCCTGATCGAAGCGCGGGTCCGGCTCCATGCCGAACGCATGGTGCCCCCCGGTGTCGACGACGACGACGCCGGGACCGGTCAGGCTCGCGAGGACGGTGTCGAGGAAGTGGCGACGCTCCGGGGGTCGGCCCGAGGCGAGCTGGATTCGCTCAGCGGCCTCCGGCTTCAGGCGGAGGACCGCCCCCATCGGCACAGCGTCCGGGTCGAGGTGGGCGTCGGAGTCCTTGTTGATGGCGCCGGAGTCGGAGCCTCGGGCCGGGGGGAGGAAGTACGTCGACGACGCCATCGGGGTCCCCATCGTCCCCCGGGTCGGGATGCCGGTGCGGAGGTCGTCGTACCTCCACGCCGACTCGGCGAGTGGGTACTTCGCCGCCGAGCGCCCGATGGCCTCGGTGGAGGGGATGGTGAGGGGGTACTGCGAGATGCCGTCGCACTGGATGACCCGGTTGACGATGCCCCGGAAGTTCTGAATCTCGGTGATGGTCGGGACGCCGTCGATGTCGTCGTAGATGTGGACCTTGGCGTCCGAGTACGCCGCAGCAGGCTCCCCCTGCTTCACCATCCGGTCGTGGTAGCGGACCTTCCCGCCCTCACCGAAGGTCCCGAACACCGAGCCGTAGACCGTCCCCGGCTTCGGGAGCGTGTACGGGGCGGGCTTCTGGATCAGGTAGACCGGATCGGTCGCCGCCGCCCGGTTCAGGAAGTACCCCTCGACGACCCCCGACCCGTCCCACGTCCGAGGCACGGTCGAGCCGGTCCGGATGCGGAGGACGCCGTGCCGCTTCATGTGGGCGATGATCGCGTCGGAGTTCGGGAGGAGCGTCTCGGCGACCCGGTGGTGGATGGCGTCGCCGTCCGGGTGCCACGGCCTCGGCGGGAGAGCCGGAGGGGTCGGGTACTTGAACCCCCTCCACCCGGTGATCGAGTAGAGGAACCGCTGCCACGCGCTGATCTGCATGGGGTCGAGGCTACCTACGGTGCCGACCGGGACAGTCGACCCGTGGCGGTGCGGACCTCTCCCCACTCCATCCACTCCGGCCACACGAGCATCGCCGGGAGTCCGAGGAGTTCGACGGCGACCCGGTCGGCTTGGTGGTCGGGGAGTCCCTCCGCCTTCCACCGCTGGACGCTACGGATGTCGACGCCGAGCTGGTCGGCGAGCGTCGCCATCGTGAGCGCGCCGGGAGTCCCTCTCTCGGCGTCGTCGGCGTCGTACTCCAACAGGCGGAGGACGACGTCGAAGTCGTAGCGGCGAGCCGGTTTCTTCACCCGGCCGATCGTAGGGGTCACGACTCGTCGCCCCGGGCTTCGATGTGGCCGGTGACGGAGCAGGACATCGAACAGAACCGGCCGACGTCGAACCTCCACCCCGTCTCCCCCGGCGGGGCGACGGGGACCTCGACGAGACGGGTGTCGCAGTGGGCGCAGCGCCGGTTCCGGTTCGGGGGGCACGGACGGAGCCGCTTGATCCACGGGGACGAGGTCGCCATCGGTCAGCCTCTCGTCGAGGAGGGGACGGCGACGGCCTGCTCCATGAGCCTCCGGAGGAGGGAGGAGCGGGAGCGGCCGGACGATGCGGCGACCCGGTCGAACTCGTCGACGAGGTTCGGCGGAGCGTAGAAGGTGATGAGCCTGTCGGCGTTCGGGTCCTTCTTCGCCTTCTTCGGAGCTGACTTCTTGGTAGTCATGCGAGAGATACTAGCCTAGTCGGCTAAGTTGTGTATAGACTCTCTAGAGAAGTTCTAGACGAAGGAGCCGCAGTGCCCGATGGAATGACGATCCTCACCGAACACCTCGGAGCGGTCAGCGCCCGAGCCGCCGACGACATCACCGACGCCCTGTGCCTGAAGATGATCCAGCAGGGAGTCAGTCGACTGCTGAAGGCGGCGCAGGGTGACGCCGACGCGATCAACTCCTACGCCGACCGCGGCCTCGACCCCACGAAGGCAGCGAAGGCGTCCCTCCCGTCGTACGCGATGCTCCGGTGCGGTGAGCACGACCGCAGCCGCGCGATCGACCGGCTCGTCGAGGCGGAGTGGATGAAGCGGGGGAAGGACGGGGCTGGGAAGGACGTCTACTCCTTCTCGGTCGGCGTCCCCTTCGGCCCTCCCCGCACCGAGACGTCCCGCAACCGCCACACGGCCGTCCGATGAGGCCGGAGGAGCGCCCCCACGACGTCGCGGTCGCCGCCCGGGTCCGACAGATCGCCGGACGCCTCCCGCAGAGCGACGCCATGTTCATCGTGTCGATCGTCGAGATGTACCAGCAGCGCCTCCAGCTCTCCGAGGACGGGCAGACGGAGGCGATGGAGGGGTGGCGGCGTTCGCTCGACGGGTGGACCGAGTCGTCCGACAAGCGGCTCGACATGGCCCTGAAGAACCTCCGCCGGGCGCAGCTCAACGCTGCCGTGTGGAGTGCGGTGCTGTTCGTGTCGATCCTCGTCGCGGTGGTCCGGCTGTGACGCGGCTCGGGGAGGGCCGGGAGCCGATGTACCTGCTGCGGCGGTCCGACGGTGAGGCGCTTGGCGACTACGCCTTCTGGGTCGTGGAGGGGCCGGACGACTGGCACCCGATCGACGGTGAGGACCCGGACGAGCCGACGACCTACGAGATTGTCTACTGCCGCCCGGTGGTGGTGGGGACGATGATCCTTGGGCGGAGGCTCGACTGTGCGGCGTGCGATGCGACCGGGGACGACCCGCTCGGCGAGCTGCCGCAGTGCCCGGTGTGCGAGGGAACGGGGCTGGAGAAGTGAGCGGCGTCGACGACCTCCGCTTCGATCCGCCGCCGGAGTGTTCGACGTGCGACGGGCTGGGCGTTGTCCCGGCGACCGGACGAGGGTCGGACGGATGGGACCCGTGCCCGACGTGTCCACACTGCAACGACGAGGGGGTGGTCTGCACGCACGACGGCGACATCATCGGGCCGTGCGACTGCACCAGCGACGAGCTGTTCACCGAAGCACGCCAACTGCTCGACGCAGCCACACCCGGACCATGGACGCACCCGTCTCCGACGGCCAACTGGTTCACCACACCGCAGCCGATCCAGATTGACGAGGCCGACTGGGGACAGGAGACGCA